AGCAAAAGATGTAAATACATTATAGAAAGTTTGGAGAAATATTGTTATAAACCTGGCACACAGATTCCAGACAAGGATTCAGGTTTTGATCATATTTTTGATGCGTTGTCTTACTGCGTGTCATTTATTTTTCCTCTCAAACGCACTCAGGCACCATATGTGCCGCAGAGATGGGGAATAACTACAAGAGAACATAAACCGTTTTGGAGATAACATAGAATGGACGCATCACAGTTAATTGAAAACAGGGTTTCAGCACTGCTTTCAAACAATGAATTATACAGCACCTACAGAGAAAGATGGAATGAACTATACCAAGCATACATTGGTGGAGAAGATTACACACTGGCAGGTCATTTACAAAAATATCAATTAGAGAATTCAACAGAATATTCAAAAAGATTAAATCACACACCATTAGAGAACCATTGCAGAAGTTGTATTTCTGTGTATAACGGTTTTCTATTCAAATACCCACCATTTAGAGACTTGGGTGTGTTGTCAGGCAATCCTGTGGTGCAAGAATTTTTACAGAACGCTGACCAAGATGGTCAAAGTTTGAATGAGATGATGCGTAATGCATCAACTTGGTCATCTGTGTTTGGCGCTGTCTGGTTGATCCTAACAAAACCAAATCTAGGATTGCAAACACAGGCAGAAGAACTACAAGCAGGTGTCAGACCTTACCTAAATATGTTGACACCATTGGCAGTCACAGACTGGCAGTACACAAGAGACGCAATTGGCAAATACGCATTGTCATATTTCAAATACATAGAAGATTTCAACGGTGATGTGCAGGTGATAAAAGAATGGACACCAGAGTCAATCAAAACCAGCACAGTGAACACAAAAGAAAAAACATTATTGCAAGAAGAAGAAATAGAAAATCAATTGGGCAAGATACCTGCAATCTGTGTGTACAATCAGAAGTCAGATGTGAGAGGTATTGGTATTTCAGACATAACTGATATTGCATTGATGCAAAAACATATCTACAACATGACTTCAGAGGCAGTTGAAGCAATTAAGATGGGCACACACCCTTCTGTGGTTGCAACACAGGACATAGCAGGACTGTCAGCAGGTCCAGGATCTGTGATACAGATGCCAGACAATTTAGAACCAGGATTGAAACCTTACGCACTAGAATTTTCAGGTGCACCTATAGATTCAATATACAAATCAATTAACCATGCGATAGAAAGCATTGACAAGATGGCAAACACTGGGGCAGTCAGAGCCACAGAATCAAGAACAATGTCAGGCGTTGCAATGGAGGTTGAATTTTCATTATTGAATGCAAGATTGGCAAGCAAAGGACAATCATTGCAATTGGCAGAAGAACAGATGTGGAAATTGTTTTCAATGTACATGGGTACAGACTGGACTGGTTATGTTGAATATCCTAATTCATTCAACATCAGAGACAAGGACAGAGAAATACAACAATTGAAGATAGCAAAAGAAACTGCCACAGATGCCAATCTAATCAAAAAGATAGACGAAGCAATCTACGAATGGATGGGTTATGAAATGGAAGAGATAAAACAATTGATGTCAGAATCATTTGTGCCACACATAATGAAAAATCCAGAAACAGGTGAAGAAAAGATTGCACAAACACAACAAGAACATCTTGAACTAGCAAGTCAAGGTTACATACACCCATAACACTATGAAAAAAATAAAAAATATAATCAAGAACATTTGGTCTTGGATCAAGAACAAGTGCAAGTAAAAATGAAAAAGAAAAACAAGAACAAAAAAGGTCGTGGCAAACCAAAACCAAGACCAAGACGCTAATTGGAATCAATACTTTGCTGACATTGTGTCAGTGTGTCCCTGGAGCAAGGCATATTGGCAAGCACAACGCATTGATGTACAGTCTTGGAAAGGTGAGCATCGCATCACACCATTGGGCAAGTGTGTCGCACGAATGTGGATACACAAGGACGCCTCTGCCAAAAGATTAATCAACATAGCATCAAGACTGAACCAGAGACGCACACACGAGGAATGGTTGTACAGTCATCCTGTGTACAAACACAATTCAACACCAGTGCCTGTGCTGATACAACAGGATCTACACACTCTTACCCAGGCAAGGGCAAGAAACAAACAAAAAGACCCACAACAGCATTAGGTTTATCACAGACATATAAATACAACAAATTGGTGTCTAAAACACTGATTATAATATTAACTCGTAAAGGAGGCGATGTCAACAATGGACAATACAGAAAAAACATTGGCGAATACACAAGAGGCAACTGATGCCAAAGAGTCACAAACTCAAGAAAATCAGGCAAGTGCTGAAAAAACCTATTCTCAGAAGGAAGTAGACGATATGATGGCAAGATTGAAAACATCTGTCACTCGTAAAGTCCTACGACCATATGAAGAATTGGGTGATCCAACTCATTTGAGAAGTTTGGTTGAAGATGCTGAAAAGCGTAATCAAGAAGAACAGATCAAGAGAGGTGAGTTTGAAAAAACTCTACAGGAACTAGCACAAAAGAAGGACGCGGAAATCCAAAAGAGGGATTCTGTCATAAAAGAGTACAAGGTGAACACACCTTTAATTGACGCGGCGGCAAGATATGATTCAGTCAATCCTGCACAGGTCAAACAATTATTGAGCAACAAAGTTAGACTATCACAGTCTGGCGATGAAGTAGAAATATTGGATGATGGCGGCAATGTGCGATACAATGACAGTGGCAACCTTTTGTCTGTGGACGAGTTTGTGAAACAATGGTTGAACGACAATCCACATTTCAAAAAAGCAGGTGTTTCCACAAGCAGTACCAAGAGCAATATCAAAGGTGCTGGCAAACAGGAACCATTTAATATCTCCAAATTGGATATGACAAATCCTAAAGACAGACAAGTGTATGCAGAAGCGAAGGCCAAAGGTCTTCTTAACCTGTAGACACATACATTAACTAAGGAGAAAAAAAATGGCATTTAATACAGCCTATGACCTAGAGTCGTTAGTGGTAAACACAAAAGCGGCAACGGTCTACACTGCCTTTGAAAGTTCACTTTTCTTAGGTGGTAACTTGATACCTCAGGTACAAATTCCTGCAGGATCTACTACGGCCCAAATCCCCTTAATGGGATCTGTGACTGCAACGAAATTAACTTCTGCAGATCCAGACAATCCATCAGGTGATTTTACGGACCTAACAATAACAGACACGAAAAAAACAGTTGAAGCAGACATCTATGCCGCTCGTCATGTTCTTAGAGACATGGGTGGAATTGATCCACAAGAGACTGGTAGAGTATTAGGACACGCAATCCAAACAGCATTTGATAAAGATGTGATGGCAGTTCTTGGCACATTAACAGGTCAAGAAATTGCGGGAAGTGCAGGTACTAATGATTTGACTGTTGCTGAAATACAATCTGCTGTAGGTACAATTAGAGGAAATGGTGAAACAGGTCCTTTAGTAGGTATCGTTGGAGCAGGTGCATATGCGGCGCTAATGGGTAACATTGGTTCAAACGCATTCGCAGGTGGTGAATTCCAAAACTCAGCAATGAGAAATGGGTTTTTTGGAAAAATCGCAGGGGTTGATATGTATGTCAGCTCGTACCTAGATGCAACGAACACAGGTCAAACTAACGCGAAAGCGGCAGTATTTGGCGCTGATGCAATGAGAATTGCAATGTTCAAAAATGTTGACATTGAAATCGCAAGAAGACCAGCGGCAGTTGGTTTTGATGTGGTTGCTTCTTTACACGCAGGCGTTGGTTTAGTTGACGCTAACCGTGGTGTTATAATCAAAGACGCATCATAATTTAGGAGAGTAATAATGGCCTTTATAAGAGAGAACGGCGTGATAATATCATTTGCTGAATACCAAGATGTTGTTGACAAAGATCAACGACTTTTTGAATCCAATGAAGGTCTTACAGACTCGTCTATTGAGAAATTTCTAATTCGTGCGACGGAGCGTATTCTCACAAAGATTCGCTCCACAGCATGGTGGAAAGAGTATTATCTAAAGCAGAGCGGTATCTCAATCAACACAGTGGCAGACATACCTGCTGTTGATCCAGACAAGATCCTGGGTCGTACAGAGGACTTCACTGACCTATGCGTATTCATCGCTATGGGGGACTTCATATTGCCTTCTATTGCTGACTTTGGCAATGAGGACAATGCTGAAAGACAGAAGATGGGATACTATGTGAACAAGGCAGAGAAAATGTTCTCAGAATTGATCACAGCAGGTGACTGGTATGACTTTGACGGCGATTCCACAGTGGAGTCAACAGAGAAGACACCAGGCAGATACCAACTGAAGAGGATACGATAGATGAGACAAGAGATACTTGACTACATTGACACATTGAGTCTAGGCACATACAGCAAGAGTACTAACCTCCCCTATACGGCGAGCGGCACTCTGTTGTATCTAACCAATGTGAAGAAAATATATGTGGACCAACCAACCTTTGTGGAAGATCCAATCTTACTCACAATGGACGGCGTCAACATAAATGGCAAAGTATCTTCTGTAGATTTATACTTTTCAACAGATGCTAAAAGTTTGCCTAGTAATTTCAACACAGTGATTACCTCTTTGAAAAATGCCAAAAACCTCACAACTATTTCCAATATACACAGGAGAGAATGTGATGTTAGTCAAACATATCAGGGAGATCTTATTGTGACGCAGATTACAATCAGACTTACTACTATAACATAATAAGGAGAAAACGATGACATACATATATCCAGCACCTGGCGTGACAGGATCAGAGTCAACACTCAAGGTCCATCACACTAGCAGTTCTGCAGATTCTTCAGGTCTACTTGTTCCTGCATTACAGGATGTGACTGTGAACAACGCAAATGATGTTTTTACTTGGCAACAATTAGATAACGGTTCCAAAAGAAACATAGCGACAACAGCCACAAACTCTATATCAGGCAACATTGTCTTAGATCAGACTTCGTTCTTTGGAGATGGTAACAATTCCGCAACAGCGGCATCACAAGGAATCTTTGGTCTGTCTAAAAACAAAACGAAGGTTGAGTTCAATCTTTATTTTGGTGACACGGACACTGGGACAGCAGGTAAGAGGGTAACAGGCGTAGGTTTCATAACTGGTCTTGCACCTTCTGTATCAGCAGACGCACCTGTATGGGTATCACCAATCACTATCACAGTGGATGGCGACTACACAGTGGCGGCAGAATAATAACAAATTGAATCTAGGGGCGTCACAAATGCCCCTAGGTGACAAAACAGATTGATAGATGGACATAATAAACACAAAAAACACAAATCAATTATTGCAATCACTCTTGGCGGAATCTGCAAAAACTATCAACGAGATTAAATGTGCTCGTGCAGATCTAGACAAGGCAACCAGCAGGATGAAATTCTGTTTGATGTTGATCAATGTAATAAGAGATAGACAAGGAGAGACAGATGGATCTAAAGAGTCTAGCAAAGAAACCTAAACTGGTACAAGTCAGTTTAGAAGACAAAGAAACGGTAGAAGAATTTGGGGAACCAGTAGTATTCTACACATGGGACAGAACACCCATAAATGATTTCATGAAACTGGCATCCATAGACAAGGACAATTACAGTTCTGTGGTTGATGCAATGAGTTCATTGATATTGGACAAGGACGGCAAACCTGTTATGGTTGATGGCGTAAGTCTGCCAAATCATGTGCTGATGAAAAGCATAACCGCGGTGGTGTCAGGATTGGGGAAGTCACAGAAGTAGATCTCACTCCCAAGAGTGAACATCTACGCATGACATTGTTGTTGGACACAACAGCAAAAAGATACGGTGTGTTGCCTAGCAAATTGCTTAAGGAAGGTGATACATTAGACATACACATCGTGAACACGGCAACTGCCTGGGAACAATACCAGTCAGAATCTGCCTCAGCAAAAGCATCAGGCAAACCAATGCCTGTGCCAAATATACCTTTGGACAAACTGAAGGATATCTGGGCCAGAACTAAGGAGGGCGAACACAATGACGGTAAAAAAGGTACATGATAGGATCACACCTAGCATCAATCGTATAAATTCACGATTAGAGATGGTGCCCAAAGCGGCATTGGATTTCTTTATCAAAAAAACGCCAAAAAGAAGCGGAACAGCAAGGCGTAGGACAAAATTAGTAAATAACAAGACAATCAATGCAGATTATCCTTATGCAAAAAGATTGGATCAAGGATATTCTAAGAAGGCACCAAGGGGTATGTCAAAACCAACTGGTAAATTCATTGAAGCATTGGTAAAGATTATATTGAAAAGGAAGTAGAGAATGGCAGATTTAAGGTACAGAGTTGATGTTGATACCAAAACAGCACAGAACAATCTTAATTCATTCAAGAACACTATCAAGACTGTAGGGGCCGCCATAGCCGCTATAGGAGTTGGTAAACTTGTTAAGAGTTTTGTGGATGTTGGTTCATCAGTTGAGAAACTGGGCCTAAGATTCAAGTTCCTTTTTGGTTCTGCACAGGAAGGTGCCAAAGCATTTGACATACTATCTCAATTTGCATCCAAAGTACCTTTCTCACTAGCAGAGATAGAACAAGCATCAGGAAACTTGGCGGTTGTTGCCAAAGATGCAGATCACCTAAACAAATTATTAGAAATTACTGGTAATGTTGCGGCGGTTACGGGACTAGACTTCCGTACAACTGGTGAACAGATACAGAGAGCATTTTCTGGTGGTATTGCATCTGCTGACATCTTTAGAGAAAAAGGTGTTAGGTCAATGCTTGGTTTTGAAGAGGGTGCGAAAGTATCAATTGAAGAAACTATCAAAAGATTTGAAGAAGTTTTTGGAAAAGGAGGCAGGTTTGGTAATGCGACAGATGAATTTGCCAACACATTGGAAGGTACAATTTCAATGTTGGGAGACAAACTCTTCAACTTCCAAAAACAAGTAGCAGAAGAATTTTTTGATGAATTAAAATTACAATTAGGTGATCTAGACAAGTTCTTTGCAGACAACACAGAAGTCATAGAAGAATTTGCAGAAACAATTGGTGTAGGATTGGCAAACGCAATACAAGGTGTTGCCGCTGTGGCAATATTCTTGAAAGAAAACATAGATGCTGTGAAGGCGGCATTTGTTGCATTGGCAGTTGGCAAGATAGCGGCATTATTCTTAACATTGGCGGCAAACATAAGAACAGCATCCACGGCAATGGCGGCATTCAATCTTGTGGTTGGTAAAAATCCTTTCATCAAAATATTATCAGCAGTATTGGCGGCAAGTGCAGGTCTGGCATACTTCTTTAACAAGACATCAGAAGCATCACAAGAATTAGAAGACTTCAATCGTATCGCAAAAGACACAGCAAAACTGTCTGACGAAATGAGTGAGTTGAGCATACCAATTGACACAAAAACAGCAAAGAAAGACATTGACGAAACTTCTGCCACAATCACAAAATTAAGAACAAAGATAGAAAAAGATTTTGGCAAGATAAAAAGAGAATTAGCATTAGACAGCGAAACATTGGGTCTTAGAGGATTTGAAAAACAATTAAAAGAAATAGAAATCGCTGAGAAGAAAACAATGCTGGCAACCATTGAAAGAATCAAAGCGGCAGGCAAGGATCTACCAGGACAAGAACAATTAATTCAAGATGTTAGAAGACAAACAGACATCATTATAGAAGAAAAACAAAAACAGATTGAAGCAGAAAGAGAAATGCAGAGATCATTTACATTTGGCATGAAGAGTGCTATGGAAGATTATGTGGACGAAGTCACAAATGGTGCGGAACAGGCAAGACGGGCATTTGAAAACAGCACAAGAAAAATGGAAGATGCCATTGTTAATTTTGCCAAGACAGGTAAGTTTGAATTCAAAGAACTTATCAATGATATGTTAGAAGCATTGTTAAGAAGCAGAATACAAGAATTATTTGCAAGAATATTTTCAGGTGGCAAAACCAGTTCAGGTGGTACAAGTGCATTAGGAGAAATATTTGGCAAAATTGGTGACGGCATAAAAAATATATTTGGTGGTTTCTTTGCAAATGGTGGTACACTAGGCGCAGGCAAATTTGGCATCGCGGGAGAACGCGGTCCTGAGATCGTGTCTGGACCAGCACAGATAACTCCAATGACAGCAGGTGCAGAAATAACATACAACATAAATGCAGTAGATGCCAGATCATTTCAAGAATTGGTTGCAAGTGATCCACAATTTTTATTTGCAGTGACAGAAACAGGCAGACAGAGTTTGCCAGAAACAAGAAGGTAAGATAGATGACAACAGCATTTCAAACAGTGATAGATAAAGCAACAACTCTTTCATTCAATAAGAGAAGAAAAGTTCAACAGACACAATCAAGATCAGGTGTGGTAAAAACAACATCTGCAGGCGGACAGGTATGGGAGTTTCAAGTTAGACTGCCAGATGGTCCAAGATACACAGATTATAGACAATTGATTGAAGCAATGGAGGCATTGGACACAGTCACAGTGGGACAGATACAGATAAACAATTCTGGACATTCTTACATTTCAGGTTATCAAGGTGATCTATCCTCAACATCAGGTATATCTGTGTCATATACATCTGGAAACACACTGACAATCACAGCAGGTGCAACAGGTTTGTCTTCAGGCAACAAGTTTGAAGCAGGTGATTACATACAACTAGGTTCCTCTGGTAGTGTGTACACAGTGACATCAGATGTTGCTCATAATTCAAACACAATTACCACACATAGACCTATTTTAGAAACAGCAGGAACATATTCATTAATCGTTGGTCCAAGTGTGACATGGGATGTCGTTTGTGTGCAATTTCCCAATTACACATTATTTGGACATGATCAGATTAGATGGAGTGGACCTTTTATATTCGTTGAGGCAATATAATGTCCATAAATTTAACCAGTTATAAAAGAATACAGAC